CATTAGGAACTTAACTTCTGCTGGCTCCGATGGGTTGACAATTTTTGTAGACGGTGACACTTTTGCAAGACTCCAAATTCAAGGTGGCGGTCGTCTTGTCTGGGGCGACGGAGCGGTCGGCGGAGACGTAAACCTCTACCGTGACGCAGCAAACGTCCTTAAAACAGACGACACCTTCAAGGTTCCCACTCTCTTTATTGATGGAATTGAAGTGGATACTTCTGGTGCGGCAACTGACCAAGTGCTTAAATTCAATGGGACAAAGTTCCTTCCTGGTACATCATCAACAGTTGCTTCTCTTGATGACCTAACGGACGTAACAATAACAAGCGTTGCCACCAATCAGGTTCTGCAATGGAATGGTACTGCGTGGGTTAACTCCAATGCCGCGGGTGGGGCAACAATCTCCGACACTGCTCCAAGTTCTCCTTCTGCTGGTCAAATTTGGTTTGAGTCAGACACGGGTAAGACTTTTATTTACTACGATTCATCGTGGGTTGAAGTCGGAACACAACCACTTGGGCCAAGCGGACCAACTGGTCCAACAGGATTAACTGGCGCGACTGGTCCAACAGGATTAACAGGCGCAACTGGTCCGACTGGTCCAACCGGAGTTGCCGCAACAGTTTCCGTAGGAATAACTACTAGTGGAGCAACGGGTGTTGTTACAAACAGTGGAACTTCCGGCGCTGCAGTACTTGACTTCGTACTCCCAATCGGTGCGACTGGTGCGATGGGCGCAACTGGTCCAGTCGGTCCAGAAGGCCCCACTGGTATTACGGGTCCGACAGGTCCGACAGGAGTCGTTGGTCCTACTGGTATTACTGGTCCGACAGGTGTTGGTGCAACCGGATTAACTGGTCCTACCGGTCCTACTGGTTTGACCGGAGCAACCGGCACTGCTGCAACTGTCGCTGTTGGCACAACTACCGGTGGCGCTACTGGTTCTGTCGTAAATAGCGGAACATCTGCTGCTGCAATTTTAGACTTTGTGGTTCCGATTGGAGCAACTGGAGCAACAGGTTTAACCGGCCCTACTGGAGTTACGGGTGCAACTGGAGTTACCGGACCAACTGGTGTTACTGGACCAACTGGTATCGGTGCGACGGGAGCAACTGGGCCCACGGGTCTAACCGGCGCAACGGGTCCTGCTGGAGCACAAAACGCTCACGCAACCGTAAAAACCATTATAGACACAATGGGTGCAAGTACTTATTTTGCTGGAACCGCCGACCAAAGCGAAGGCTACGGTATTGGTGCTTACATTGAAGCAAATGCCAATGGTGCTATTTCTGCAGTTGGTGGAGCAACGATTACGGTTGGTAACCGTGTTCTTTTCTCAGGACGAACAAACCCTATTGAAAATGGTATTTACACCGTAACAAGTCTTGGCTCTGCTGGTTCTAAATATAAGTTCACTCGCGCAACAGACTTTGATAACAGTGTTGCTGGCGAAGTTGAAGCAGGCGACTTTACTCTTGTTGAAGCAGGTGACCATGCTGGCACTACTTATATTCAAACCGTTGTTGGTACTGCTGCCAATAACGCCATTAAAATTGGCACAGATGCAATTCAATGGGTTGAAACTGGCGGCGTTGGACCGGTTGGCCCTTCTGGTGCTACGGGAGTATTTCTTGTTTCTGATACTCCTCCAGCATCCCCGACAGTTGGAAGTATTTGGTTTGAATCAGATAGTGGAAAGACGTTCGTTTACTACGACTCGTTCTGGGTTGAGTCAAATGGCGGCGGCTCGGGTTCTGCTCAGGAAACGACACTCACAACAAATAGCGCAACAACCATCACGAGTTTTAGTAAAATTGTCGCGAGAAGCGGCGAGTTTCTCATCCAAGTAACTCAAGGTGCAAAATATACAGTGTCTAAGATTCTATTAATTCATAACGGAACCACCCCAACCCTTGCCGAGTACGGTGTTATTGAGTTGGGAACTACCCGTATTCCGCTAACCGTTTCCACTTCCATAAGTGGTGACAATGTTCTTGTTCAGGCAACCGTAACTGACGCTGCGACAACTAGCGCATATGTCAAGGTCGTCTCTAGTTTGATAGGTTTATAACATGTTAATTCAAATTTACGGTTGGCCTTTAGGCACTACAGACAAATCGGCAATAACTCAAGAAGAACTTGTTCAAGCGCTTCGTGAAATGCGTGATGTTCTTTTAAAAGAGTCAGACTGGACACAAATGCCAGACTGCCCTCTTTCTGAAGAGATTAAAAACGATTGGCGCGTCTGGAGACAAGAGATGAGAGACATCACTTCTACTGTTTCTTATCCTCTTGAAAACACCATTCAGTTACCAGTAACACCAGAATCGGGTCGCCCTGTTTCGTGGAATAATTGGGATTTAAACAATAACGCCATTCCGTGGACTGTTGTCTCAAGCACACCTACAACAGAGGAAGAATAAAGATGGCAAGAACTAGATTTACAGTCAAAGAAGGAATCTCTGTTGCTGATGACAACAGTGCTGGCGGTTATCCGTTAATTCCAGTAGGTGGGTTAATGCCATATGCGGGTGCAACTTCACCAGAAGGATGGCTTCTCTGCAACGGAGCAGCAGTAAGCAGGACAACCTACGCAAACCTCTGGGCACTAGTAGGCACAACATACGGAAGCGGAGATGGAACAACTACTTTCAATGTTCCTGACATGCGTAGCCGCATGCCAATAGGGGCAGGTGCTGGAACGGGATTAACCTCACGAGCACTAGCGGCAACAGGTGGCGCTGAAAGCGTTGTTATTGCTTCAGGTAACCTTCCAACACATGTTCACTCTATTGACCCACCAAATACAACATCTGGAAACGACAATACTGAGCATACCCACTCCATAGACCCACCAATTACAACATCTGGAAACGACGACCCTGGACATACTCATGATGTTGACCCAGCAAACACAAATTCAGGAGGTGCTGATGGTCATTACCATTCTGCTAATGGTAGCCACACCCACTCATACAAAGCCGCTCAAATTGCTACTGCTGGTACAAACCGTGCCATTCTGACTGGTACTGGTTCTGGAGCAACAACTGGTGGAATAAATGATGAAAATAATAGTGTGTCAGGTTATGATGCGATAGGCCATGTGCACGGTGTGAATATTGGCAATGTAACATCAACTGGTCGCAGTGCTTATCACCAACATACTACAGATATTGCCCCTTTTACTTCTGGTGGTCGTAGTGCTTATCACCAACATGATGTCAATATTACCCCTTTTGATTCAGGCAACGGTGGATTTACAAACACTGCACTTGCAACGGTGGACCCATTCCTAGCGCTCAACTACATCATTAAGTACTAACCATGGCTATTGACTTTCCAAACTCACCACTCACAAACGACCTTCATTCTTTTTCAGGAAAGACTTGGAAGTGGGATGGAGAAAAATGGGTTGTCATCTATACAGACCTATCTGGTCCTATTGGTGCAACAGGCGCGACAGGACCTACTGGTGTTGCTGCGACAGTCTCGGTTGGCACTACAAGTGGTGGAGCGACCGGCGCTGTCACAAACAGCGGAACTACTGGTGCCGCAGTACTTGACTTTGTTGTACCCATCGGTGCGACAGGAGCAACAGGTCCGACAGGCTTAACTGGCGCAACAGGTCCGACTGGAGTCTCTGCAACCGTAACGGTAGGAACAACTACTGATGGGGCAACAGGCGCTGTAACCAACAGCGGAACCACTGGTGCTGCTGTACTTGACTTTGTAGTTCCAATCGGTGCTACTGGTCCAACTGGAGTTACAGGGCCGACAGGACCGACGGGTCCTACTGGCGTAACGGGCGCGACTGGCGCAACTGGCGCGACAGGTGCTGGTGCTCCAATAACAAGTTCTGCAACCGCCCCAGCGTCACCATCTGCTGGCGATATTTGGTTTGATACATCTACTGGTTCTACTTACATTTACTACAACTCGGCATGGGTTGAACTAGGTGGCGGTTCCATGTCGCCAATGCAAGTTACTTCGTCTACTCATCCGTCATCTCCGTGGACTGGTCAAACCGCTTACGAAACAGATACGAACAATCTTATTGTATGGAATGGTGGGGCGTGGGTAATGATTGCGGATACCGATACGCCCCCAGGGTTACAGTTAATAAAAACTATTTCTTTCAGTTCTTCAACCCAAGCAGATGCAACAAGTTGTTTTTCTTCAGAGTTTGACAACTACCGTATTGAAATTGAGTGGCTTCAGAATACAACCAATGGCAACTTGCAAATTAAATTGCGTGATAGTGGTGGTCTCATATCTAGCAACTATGGCTTCACTTCTGGTGGTTCTTATTATTCAAGTGGAACTGGTACATTCGCTGGATTCAACAACTCTGCTAATGAAAGTGAAACTTTTGGATACATAAGTGGATGTGTCGCTGCTTATCGTGGTTCCGCTA